ATGGCATCGTTTACCAAAAAATCTAATGGTTCGTGGCTCGTGCAGGTGCGGCATAAGGCCGGCGGCGGGCGGGCGGCGTTTAATAAGTCGGCGGTATTTTCGCGTAAGGTTGATGCGCAGCAGTGGGCGGCGAAAATCGAGGCGGAATGGCAGGCGTTTAGGGCGGGTATTACGCCGATGATGCCGTTTTCTGAATTGTTGACGCGCTACCGTGATGAGGTGTCGCCGACTAAGCGGGGGTTTAAAAATGAGATTAATGTTATCAATCGGGTTTTAAAAACGCCGCTGGCTGATGTGATGCTGCCTGATTTGTCGGATTTACAATTTAAAATGTGGGCGGATCAGCGGCTTAAAGAGGTTCAGACGGCCACGGTGCGGCGGGAATGGAATGTTTTATCTGCGGTGATGGCGGCGGCGGTGAAAGACTGGCGGCTGTTGCCTGAAAATTATCTTCTGCGGCTGCGCAAACCTGATGGCAGCCCGCCGCGCACGCGGCGGGTTTCGGCGGCTGAAGTAGATGCGATTTGCTACTGCGCCGGGTATTCGGCGGATTGTGTGCCGGATAAGCAGGTGCAACGGGTGGCGGCGGCGTTTTTATTCGCGCTGGAAACGGCCATGCGCGTGGGCGAAATTTTAAGCCTGCTGCCCGAAAACGTGCATTTTGAAAAGCGCTATGTGCATCTGCCGACCACTAAAAACGGCCATGCGCGTGATGTGCCGTTGTCGGGGCGGGCAGCGGCGATTTTAAAGCAGGTGGCGGATTCGCACGGCGGGCGCACGGTGTTTGGTGTTACAAAGGGATCGTGCGACAGCCAATTCCGCAAGCTGCTGGATATGGCGCAAATAGACGGCCTGCATTTTCATGATTCGCGGCGCGAAGCATTAACGCGGCTTGCCAAGATTTATCAGCCGATGGAGCTTGCCAAAATCAGCGGCCATAAGGATTTGCGCATTTTGCTGAATACTTATTATGCGCCAACGGCAGAAGAGTTGGCGGCGAAGATGCCGGAATAAGAAAGGCCGTCTGTTGTCAGACGGCCTTTTTTTACTGTAATAAGAAAGGTTAGGTTTAATTTAATACATTATGCAAAGCTGATGCTTAAATGCTTTCCCAGCTTTTCTGCTGCTTTTTCCAAAAAATCAATTTTGGTATTGTGACGCAAATCTAACAAGCGGTCTATTTGGGGCATGTGGACATCTAGACGGCGTGCCATTTCTGCTTTTTTTACACCTTGTGCGATCATTTCGTTAAGCAGCAATACTTTTGCAGTTTCCAAGGCGGGTAAGGTAACGGTGTCGCTTCCTTGTTCCGTTGATGGTAGCGGAATAGCGCGTCGATCTTCAAAGTAGCCATCGAGTGCGCACAACAAACCATCTAATGCTTCGATTGCTGCCGATTCTTTATCTTCACCCACGGCCACCGCTTCGGGAATATCGGGAAACGTAACTAAAAAAGTTCCGTTATCGTCCGGGGTGAGTTCGTAGCGATAAGATAACATATTAGTCCTTTAAGTAAGTTGAGTGATGAGATTGTGCAGGGTAAGCCCTTTCGGGCTTACCTTTACTTAAGGTTCAAGTCTTTTTTGATTTTCTTTACCAAGCCTGAGCCGATTTCTTTACTGCCGTGGTTTGGAAAAACCGATGTTCTATTACCTAATCTGATTAACTGATGGCTTCCGCGTTTTTGCGTGGTAAACTCTACACCTTGAGAGATAAGCCATCGTCTAAATTCACTGTATTTCATTTAACCTCCTTTCTTATTAACAGTGTGAAAGGATAATACAACAAAAATGTTGTATTTGCAATAGTTTTGCAACATTTTTGTTGTATTTGTATCAGAAAAGGCCGTCTGTTGTCAGACGGCCTTTTTTCTTAGTCGGTAATCAGGTCGCTGATGAAGATGTGCAACCTGCCCGCTTCCATTAATGCCTGCTCGATTTGGCGGTCGTTGATGTTTTTGTTTTCGTTATTATAGCGTTTGTTGTGCAAGGTTTTCAGCAATACTTCGTGAAGATTGGCAATTTCAAACAGAGCGGATTCTGCATGGCCGCGGCGGTTGGCGTTGGCGGTGCGGGGCATCAGGTGTACGGCTACGGCCTGCATGATTTCGCTTTGGGTGGCGTTGCGCATCAAATCCGCCGTTATGGGTCTGACTTGGGTTTCGGGGTAACGGTGGCCGGCCAAAATCGGGCGGCCGCCGATATCCTGTGTTTGGCGGTGCAGCCAGCGCACCATTTTAACCAGTTCGGCATAGGTGGCGGCGTTGGGTGCTTTGCCGAAATGTTTGGAAAGATGCCTATCTGCTTCTATGCCGCCCCAGTTGTTGATTTCGCGCAGGCGGTCGAGCAGCATTTCGATTACTTGCAGTATTTCGTTGCGCGTGGGCAGTTGTTCGGCCACGCTGGGCGGTTGGATGCGCGGCTGCTGTATGGGGCGGTTGAAGTGGGCGTTTAATACCTCGAAGCATTCGGCTTGGTATTGTAGTAGCCGTTTGCGGATTTCAGGTTTGACGCGGTTCGCGTCTACACCGAATAACCAGCCATTGAGAAAACCGAGCGGCAAACATAAATTTTCGCGGGGTTTTCCATCTTCGCCACGAATTGTTGTCATAACAATTCGTGAATTTAAAACAGCGTTGCGTTTGATTTTTTGATATTGCGCCGCCCAATCCAAACCGATGTTTTCACAAATCGGTTTCATGGCTACATGCGGTTGGTTATTGTGGAGTAAAACAGAAATGGTTTGACCGTGAAATTGAACGGTTTTGATTTGATTCATTTTGAAGTTTCCTTGTATTGAATTTTCGAAATTCAGCCCAAACGGGCGGCCGAGAGGTTCGAAAACCTTACAAGTAGGCTGGAGTTATTCCCCGCCAAAGCGGGTATTGTATTCCTCACCCTCTCGGCCATAGAAACTTCGGTTGTATCGAAAACACAAAACACAAAGGAAACCGATGAAAACTATAGGCGCAAAAAAATCACATTTACCGCTGTGATGACGGCTTGTAAGAGGTTTCGACACCTCGTGCGAAAAATCATAAAACAAAAATCCCGCCTGTGCAAGCGGGATTTTTGTTACGGGCTTATTCGTCGAGCAATGCCATAAATTCAGCTTCACTTAATATCTGTATGGGATGACCTTCGGCCTGCAATTCGCGGGCGCGTTTTTCTTTGCTGCTGGGCGCGGCCATATCGGATTCTCCTAAAACGAGAATAGTGGTTTTCGGGCTTACACTACTTGTGCAACGACAGCCTGCATCAGCCGCAATTTGTTGTATTTCTGCGCGCGGTCGGCTTAAATCCCCGGTGATAACCACTGTTTGCCCGAATAAGCGGCCTTGTTCATTGGCTACCGTCTTAATCCGTTTATTGCGTTGTTTGTAGCTGTTTAGGTCAAACAGTTTGTCGCAATTCGCCAACATGTGGCGGAATATTGCCAATGTGGTCATGCAGTCTGCTAATGCCCGGTGGGCGTTGTTAACGGTAACGCCGCAATATTCGGCTGCGTGTATTAGGCGATGACGCTTTTTTGGCTCTTGTGTGTAGGCTGCATGCCATTCGCTATACAGCTTCATCATGCACACGGCGTTGTATTCTACTTCGTAGTATTGGTGGATATAGGCTGTTTGGTTCATTAGCCGGGTATCGAAATCGGCGTTGTAAATCAGCAACGGTCTGCCTGCTATGATATTTAGCAGTTGATCTTGAACTTGTGGCCAAGATGGGGAATGCAGCAGTTCGCTATATGCAATTCCGTGTACTTGATAAGCTTCGTTGCTGTCTGAAAAAGCTTGGGTGGGTTTTACTGTTGTATTCAAAAGTATTTCGCCGTTTATGTCGATAGCGGCTATTTCGATGATTTCGGAATCTTTATCTAAGCCTGTTGTTTCCGTATCAAGGAAAACGGCGTTTTGTGCATATTGTGTGAGTTTTTTTGCAATGGGGTGCATGATTGCTTTTTCTCCGTAAGGTAGATGATTTTATCTTATAAGTTTTGTTATTTTATGTAAATAATTAGTTGTTTAAATTTTTATACGGCTTGCTAAAGGTTGTTTTGTTTGGGTATAGTGATTATTTCCTAATAAATACATTACAAGGGTTAATATAATGAAGAACGTTTTAGTTTTAGCAGTGGCTTTAGCAGCATCCGGCTGTGCTACTGCGCCTGTGGTTTCGGGTATGGCTAAAGATGTGCCTGCTGAAAGGGTGTTGGCTTATGCGGAACCGCGTGAAGATTATGCAAGAGTGGAAATTACACGAGATTCGGGGTTTTTAGGTAGCGGGTGTTATTTAGGCGTAATGTACCGCCAAACTTTGCTTGCTCGTTTTGCGGCCGGTGAGCGGGCGGTATTTTATATTCCTGAAGGGGATTGGAATTTTGCTGTTGTACAAGACCCTCGCGGGCGGGGGTTGTGCGGTATATCTGAAAATCCTGCTATTGAGCGGCAGTCTATTAGGAAAGGCCAAGATAATTTATTCAGGGTTAGTTCGGGGCCGTATCGTCGCCCTAGATTGCTGCCATTTTGATTAAACAGGCCGTCTGAAATTCAGACGGCCTGTTTGTTACTGCTTTCTGCTGTGGATATATTTAATCACATCTCCGGCAATCCAGCGGCGGGATTCCTGCTTTTTGCGCCGGTCGGTCAGGCTTACGGGTTTTGGGAAGTCGGGGTGCGATACGATTTCGCGGTAGGTGTGCTGGTAGCTTAATCCCATTAAGTCGGCGATGTCTTGGGTGTTGAGTAGGATACTGCTTTCTTTGGTCAGCCCGGCAAGGTGTGATTTTTTTGCTGTTGTTTCGAGCGTTTCCAGCTTTTGCATAATGGCTTTATAGGTTTCGGTTGTCATTGTTTTTACTCCGTTTTGGGCGGGGTGGGTAGTGGCTGCCAGTGGGTTATAACACCATCATCAATCCAGCTATCTGAATCGGTATAAACAAACGCTTCCGCATCGCCGTCAAGATAGCCCGACTGCATGTTGTTGCGGAAGTCCCGCAATAAGACGGTATCGTCCGGATTTGGCAAATTTTCTTCTACGTTGATCCACCCGTCTTGCTTGGCGGCGTGTTCTTTGGCGGCCATCCAGCCGAGCCGTGCATCAAACCGCTCTACTTCCCATCTAAAATCGTCGTTTTTGGTTGCTTGTTCGTCGAACCACTCTTCAAATGCCTGCTTTTCTTTTTCCAGTTGTTCGTTTGTCATTTCATTTTCCTTGTTCCTGTTTTATCCGTTTGTTGTGTCTGTATGCGATGTCGCTGATTACGGGTTCGCTGTTTTTAAATGCCTGCATGTAGTGCGAGTAGTTGGCTATGCCGAGTATGGCTTTAAACTTTTCGCAGCTTTGGGTTAGGTGGCTTAATTCGGGGCCGGTGGCGATAAAGCGGCCGCGTTGTTTTTTGCGTTCGCCGATGGCGTCGATGATTTGAGTTGTTTTGTTTAAGGCATCTTCGCAGGCCGTCTGAATTTCGAGCCTTGCCAGCATGTCGGTTTCGGGGTTGTCGCTGTATTTGTCCAGTCCGCGTAATACGCCTAGCAGGTGGATATACAGATAGTGGTTTTCGATCAGGTGCCAAAACTGTGCTTCGGTGCATGTGCCGGTGCGGATGGCTTCGACGGCGGCGGCATAGGGTGCGGTGATGCTTGCTATTTCTTCGCCGCTTACCGGCTCTTTGCTGGTGGCGGCTTTAACGAGTATGTGCATCGGTATGCCGGTGTTGCTGTATGCGCGGTGTTTGCGGGGGTTGTAGCGTTTTCGGCGTTTCATGGTTGGGCCTTTAGAAAATCCATGCAAGCAATAAACCGCAGCCGATTCCGAGTAGGAAAATAATGGCAATGGCGATTAAAACCCATTTGTATAAATCATCAAATAATCCACTAAACATTTCAGTCTCCTTGTTTTTTCATTTCGTGGTCGATAGCTTCGCGGATGTTTTCAAATATGGGCAGGCGGTTTTCGCGGAAATTTCCGAGTGTGCAGAATCCGTTATAACCGTCGCAGACGATTGTTTGGTCGCTGTCTTCCAGTATTTTCTTTTCCATCCAGTTAAGGCGGGCTGTGTCGGGGTGTGAGACAATCTCAAGCCCATCAAAGGTATCTTCTATCCTAAGCCTTGCACTTGTTATGATTTCGGTTGCTCCATCATTATTTGAAATAGTCATAAATCCACATTCAGGAACATAACTAACAACTACGCACAAACCTAATCTTTTGTGCCGCACTATATCGCCGAACTTAAATTTATTTTCCATTTGTATATGCCTCTGCATCACCATTGAAAAACTCATAATCCATCTCTTCGTATGCCTTTTCCGCTTCAATTACATCGGCAATCGCGCGGGATTCTGCCGCGCTGATTAATTCGGCGGTGTTGTCGGCGGGTGCCGGGTTGGCTTGGGCGTATTGCTTTGAGGCCGTCTGAATGGCTGCGCTGGCGGTTTGTGCGCTGCATTTGCCTAAGATGGCAGCGGTGCCGAACAGTATTAGGGCAATATAGGTGCATAGTGCGGTTTGGGCTTTCATAGGTATTTTCTTTCTTTGTAGGTTTTGGGGTTTTCGGCCTGCATGATGGCAATCAGGCGTTGTTTGTATCGTGTTATGGCTGCGGTTTCGGTTTGGGCAAATGTTTTGGCGTGGCTGCGTTTTATCGTGCGTTTTACTTTGCCTTCCCTGTTTACTTTTTGCTCGGTGCTTTGCAGCGATATGGTTACGGTTTGTTCGCGTTTGTTATAGGTTTCTACCAACGTTTGCATGATTCCCCCCCCCCTGTGCTTTAGGCTGCTTCGATAACGGCTTGCAGGTCGTTTTCGGTCAGATACATTAGGGCGCGTTTGCAGGCGTTGATTTTGGTGTTGTGGGTGGGCGGCAACTCTAGGATGGTGTCGCCCCAGCCGTTGGTAATGGTGCAGCCGTATGCGCTGTTTTCTTCGGTTACGTTGATAACTAAGCTGTGTGTTTCGATGGTTTGCATGGTTTTCCCCTGTGGCGGCCGTCTGAAAAGTGTTTTTCCCGATTGTTTCAGACGGCCTGTTGGTTAAGGTCTGCCGAAATAGATGTCGATGTCGGCAAAGGCGTCTTGCAGGGTTTTGGCGATGTCTGCGGTGGCCTGTTCGATCACGGCTTCAATCTGCTGCAATTCGTACCACAGCACTAATGCACCGCTGTTTTTGTCGATCCGGAATTTCAGCAATGCTTCGACGAAGTAGGAATCGCCGCCTTGGAACGGGGTAAAGGCGATGGCGAAACGTTCAAACGCTTTCAGGTTGGTTTCCGTTTTGCCGGCATCCTCGGATTGGAAAGTGAAGTTAATGCGGCCGTCTTGCTCGCGGTAGCCTTGTTTAAAGGTGGTTTTTTCGGTGTATTCAAGGTTTAGTGCGAAATCCAGCACTTCGGCGGCAGTGGGGTAAACGGCGTTTTCGTTATCGGGGTTTTTGGATACGATGTCGCGGGCGCAGTTGGTTAAAAATGCGGCAAATTGCGCCTGATTCATTTTTTCGCCGGTGTTGTCCAGCCATTTTTTTGCGGCGGGCGTGTGGCGCGGCGAATAAAAGGCGCGGTGGTCTGCCCAATCGGCATCTTGCGATGTGTGGCCGTTGATGATGGCGGTAACTTCGATATTGCCTTTTGAGTAATCGGCATCCACGAAAACCTGTGTGCCTTCCTGTTGGTGCTTTTGCACATATTTAATCAGGCTGGCGGTATCGTGCAGGTGGGTGGTGCCTTTTTTGCGCAAAGGTTTATCTAATAGCTGGGTTTCAAATGCGTAGTCCCATGAATCTTTTCCGTTTGGATAAAAGATAACGGGCGTTCCGTTTGCACCTGATGTGATTACCGGTTGTTTGGCCGCGCTTAATGCGGTTTCGATGATGTTTTGCTGTTGTTTTTCCATTTCGGATTCTACTGTTTAAAGGTTGGCGGATTGAGCGGGGATATTCCCCGCCCGGGTTATTTGTTGTTGGCGGCTAATTTCAGCGGGGTTTTTTCGCTGTTTCCCGTGCCCTTCAGATTGAGCGTTCCTTGGGCAGGGTCGTCGGCTTGGATGTTGCCGTCGGGTGTGGCAAATACGATGCCGCCTTCGCGTTTTTCTTTCGGCAGTTTGCTGGTTACGTCGTGGCTGATTTTTACCGTGCCGTGTTGGATGTTTTGCGGCTGGATTTTCAGCTTCACGGTGATGTCGGCTTGTTTGCCGTGGGCTAATACGGCGCGTACTGCTTCGGCCATAGCTTCGCCGAGTTCTCGGTCGAGCCAGCCGCTGTTTACGGTGGGGATTTGTTTGCTGGCTAAGGCAAATTTTTTCTCTTCGGTTTTCATGATGGTTTCCTTGGTTGGTTGGGTTTGATGCCGTTGTTTAATCGGCATGGTTGGTTACAGCCTTTAAGGCGAATTCAAAATCATTCCACGCGGCTACGCCTTCTGCGGTTAAGCAACTGGCGGCAAAATTGATTGTGGGAATGAAGTGTTTTTTTAAATCAGCGGCGGTGGCTGCTAGGTGGGTGAGCCTCTCGTATTCTTGCTTGCTGATATTGATTTGTTCTTGCATGTTGTTTCCTTTGTGTTTTGTGTTTCGATGGGTGTATATTACCCTCGGGGAAAATAAATCGCAACACCTAAGGGTAAAATATTTTATTTGTATTTGATTTTTAATGTGATTTAATTTTCCTTTGGGTAAATTAAGGGTGAAAAAAGGCCGTCTGAAAAATGTATTTCAGACGGCCTTTGTTAGGAAATTGAAGAATAATTAGGAAGTTTTATATATCCATAAAGTCCAGCGGCAGCACTTTCCAGAATTTGCCGTGTACGGTTAATTGCTCGTATTCGGCGGGCGTGATTTGGAAGTCGGATTTGGCATAGGCTGGGTTGTCGCTGGTTACGAAGATTACCCCGCCTTTGCCCCGCGCCAACCGTTTGATATAGGTGTAGCCCTGAAAGGTAATCAGATATACGCCGCTGTTTTGAAATTCGGTTACGTCGGTTTTAATCAGTGTAACCGAGCGGCGCGGTATGGTCGGCTCCATGCTGTCACCGTCGGGCGGGCATAGCTGCACACCTTTCATGTTGGTGGTTCCCAGCAATTCTTGTAAGGCACTATTCGGTATTTCAATTGAGCGGAGCAGGTCGGGCGCGTCTCCGTTTATATAGCCATGCCCACATGATGCGGCCACGTCGAAAATGCGGAAAGTTGTTGTATCTTGGTTTTTTGATGTCATTACTGTCAGTATTTGACTGCCTTCGCCATCCATCCATGCTTTAGTTACGCCGAAAGTTTCAGCAATAATATCGAGCATGTCGTCGCCAATCCGTTTTCGGTGCGGATTGTCTTCTTCATACAGCATCCTTGATACATAGGATGCGGAACGACCGAGCCTATCGGCCAGTTCGCTTATTCTTCCGTTGCATACGGTGTCTTTGAGTTCTAGCAGACGTTGTCTGCGGTATTCGTATTTATCCATTCCTGTATTTTCCTATTTTTATACCCCAGGGTAAATTCCCTATAGGTATTGATTTTAACTTTACCTTTAGGTAAAATGGCAGAAACAGTAACAGGAGTGCATATGTGTCAGATTGATTTCAGCCCGTTGCGCTTGCATTTGAAGGGTTTGAGCAATGAAGAGAAAAATAAATTTGCTTCGGATTGCGGAACCAGCCTCGGATACATGCGAAAACGGATGTCTTTAAACAGGCCGTTTGGTTTTTTGATTGCGAGAAAAATTGCTGAAAAAGGGGTTATGACACCCCAGCAATTAAGGCCGAATGATTATGAAAACTATATTTGGAATTGATTTTTAACTAGCCAAATATCGTTTTAGCCCTTTTCCGCCATTCCCTGATACACAACACGCCGCATCGGGGTTTTTACCACCTGCCTTGTCCTTATAGGGGGGGGGCAGGCTTTTTTATGCCTAAATTTAGTAAGGCCGTCTGAAAATGAAGAAATTGGATTTTAAATCAGTTGCTGATGCTGCTCTTAATGCCGCCGATAATTTGTTGGCGGAGTGGTTGCCCGGCGGCAAATATAAAGGCCATGAGTTTTTTGCATTAAATCCAACCCGTGCCGACCGGCATTTGGGGTCGTTTGCCGTTAATACGCATTCCGGTGCGTGGGCGGACTACGCCACCGGTGATGCGGGCGGCGATTTAATCAGCTTGTATGCCTACCTGTTTACCAACGGTAATCAGGGCGACGCATTTCGGGCGGTGGCTGAGCGGCTGAATATTGGTAATTTTCAGCCTGTGCAGCGGGTGGAATGGGGCGGTACGCCGAAAACGGGTAATGCTAAATCCAAGCGCGACAGCTGGCGGCCTGTGGTGCCGTTTGATGAAGAACGTTTGCTTCATTTAAGCGGTTCGCGGGCATATTCTTTTGCGCGCAACGGGCGAGAAGAAGGTTTGCGGGCGGTGTACCGCGATGCCGAAGGCCGCCCCTTGTGTGTGGTGCAACGGTTTATCGAGCCGGGCGGCGGCAAGTCGGATTACCCTTTCTCGTGGTGCAATAACGCGGAAGGTGTGCAGCAATGGTGTAACCGGCGCGTTAACGACCCGCAGCCGTTGTTCGGTTTGGATGCGCTGGCGGCGCATCCTGATTTGCCGGTGCTGGTGGTTGAAGGCGAAAAATGTAAGATTGTGGCCGATGCCAGCGGGTTGTTGGGCGGCTGGGTAGTGGTGTCGTGGCTGGGTGGTTGTAACGGCTGGAAAAAGGCGGATTGGCAGCCGCTGTCGGGTAGGAATGTGGTGCTGTGGCCTGATTGCGACAGCCAACGCGAGAAATTGACCAAAGCGGAAGCGGCGGCGGGCATCGACCCTCACAGCAAGCCGTTTTTGGCCAAGGCGGAGCAGCCCGGCTTTAAGGCTATGGCGGGTATCGCCGAAAAGCTGGCCGGTTTGGACTGCTCCGTGCGTATGGTGCAGATTCCCGAACCGGGTGTGTGGCCGTGCGGTTACGATATTGCAGATGCTTTTGCCGATGGCGGCAAACTGATAGACCCTGTGGCGGCTTTGGCCGATTCTGCCCTTATCCCGTGGCCGTCTGAAAATGCGGAATCTTTCCCGCACCTTTCTTATGATGAGCGCGTGCGCGAAACGACGCACGCGGCAAATGAAGGGGGAGCGGGGGCGGATTATGCCGAAAACAACGGCTGGCGGGATGATGAGTTGGCGGAATCTGACGATGAAATGCACAGTTTGATGGCTGATTTGTTGGAAAATTACAGCCAAATCGGTTTAAAAATGAAAGCGGTTAACCTGATAACGGGGGAAACTTTTACACGCTCGCAAATGGAAAAAATATTTACCAAGTTTGCGGTTAATGCTTGGTTTAATTCGCCGAACCGTAAAACGATGGCTGAATTTCAGGCGGAGATCACCATCAAGCAACGGCGTTTGGAAGCGTTGGCGGAATATGACAATTTCGGCGGTATGATTGACCGCTACATCTATCTTGACGGTACAACCGATGCGTTTGATGTTGCTTTGGGTAAGATTGTTTCGCTGGCTGCGGTTAAGGCGGCGTTTCCGGAACAATGCGAGAATTGGCAAAAATCGGCGGCGCGTAAGGTGTGCCCGATGAGCAATTATGTTTTTGAGCCTGCCTTGCCACCCGGTATCAGTTATACCAGGGATGGAGAAAAAGTTAAATTTATCAATATGTTTAAAGGTTTGCCGGTTAAATCTGATGAACCTGATATGCTGTTTCCGTCTGAAACGCCGCTGGAGAAAATCAAGGCGGCTTATCCCAAATGCAAGCATATTATCGGCCTGATTGAGCATCTTTGCGGCGGCAACGGCAGGATGTCGGGCGATGTGACGGAATGGGTTTTAAATTGGTTGGCCTGCCGTTTCAGATGGCCGCAACGCAAACCGGCTACGGCTTTGGTGTTTATTTCCGAAACGCAGGGGGTGGGTAAATCGACGCTGGGCAATAAGGTTTTGAAAGAGTTGTTTGGTGATTATTTTGTGAAACTCAATCAAAATGCACTGGAAAGCCAGTTTAATGCACCGTTTCAAAACAGGTTGGTAACGGTGTTCGAGGAAATCAGCCCGTCTGACGAACGCAAAAACGTTATCGGCAAGTTTAAGGATATGATTACGTCTGAAACCATTATGATTGAGCGTAAAGGCAAAGACCCGCTGGAATATTCGGACTACAATTCGTTTTTGGTTTTTTCAAATGACGAAAAAGCGATACCTATCGAAGCAAACGACCGTCGCTTTATGGTGATGGAAATCCGGGAAAAGTTTTCTGATGCGCAATATGAGGCATTGCAGGCGGAAATCGATGCGGGCGGTATTCAGGCGTTTGCCGATTTTCTGTTTGCCTTGCCGTTGCAATACACGGCAGGTTATCAGCGGCAGGATGATGGCGGCAATATCCGCATGGTGCCTGTGCGGGCAACGTTTACGCCGCATACCAAGCCATTGCCAACTCCGATTAAAAACCGCATGATCGGACTTAATAAATCGGGATGGGAAGCATTTTTCGATGATTGGTATCAAGGCGAGCTTGGTTTGCCGTTTATAACCTGTGCCGCCGCGGATTTGTGGGCCGTTTATAAGGCGTGGTGTGCGGATACCAAAACTTTCAGCATGACGCAAAAGAATTTCTACGCCAGCATAGCCAAACGGTTGCAGGATATACGCACCCGTGTTAAGGTTGACGGAGTTGAAAAACGGCTGCGGATTTTTATCGTGCCGCATTCGTGGATGAGCAAGCGCGATCAGGATAGATACCCGGAGCCGAATACGGGGGCAGTATTTAACGGTGATTCAAATACAATTAATAAGGCTGATTATTTCGGCAGACAAATATCAGCATTTAATGCGGCGGCCAGTGTTGATTTGCCACATTTGAAAAATTTGTAACACTTGTCCATATTTTTGCCCCACTTGTCCACACTTGACCATACTTTCGGACGGGCTGAAAGCCTTTAAATTCAGCACTTGTCCAACTTGTCCACCTTTTTTAAAGTTCTATACGCGCGTGATAAAAATCATGCGCGTATTTTTTTACTAGTGCTTTTTTGATATTTATTTTTTGTATCACGCATGCGGAATATATAAATTACTATGGACAAGTTGGACAAGTGCTGAATTTAAAGGCTTTCAGCCCGTCCGAAAGTATGGTCAAGTGTGGACAAGTGGGGCAAAAATATGGACAAGTGCAACATATTTGTTTTGGATGTTGCGATTTGATAAAATCAAGCCTTAATAAACAAAGCCCTGCGATAGATTCAGACGGGGCTAATGGCAAAATCCGTGCGGCGTGGAAAAGCACGGGAAATGAAACTTGATGATTTGTTGTTATGGTGGGCGGAATGGTCTGCCAAGCGTGAAGATGGCGGCTTAGGTTTTGGTGTAAGCCGTGTGAATTTTTGGATGTCGGGTGGTGTGGTTGTCGGCAATACCGGCGGTACTGCCAATCTGCCTTACGGTGTTGACGTTGATTCGATTGCGTCGGTAATGGATAGGGCGATTTGTAAGCTGTCCACGCGGCGGCGTGAAATATTGATGGTCGAGTACCGTGAGATTGGCACGCAGGCGGCGAAGGCGGCAGGGCTTAAGCGGCCTGTTTCGTTGGATACCTATAAGCGCATTCTGCGAAATGCCCGATGGAACTTGGAAGCGGATGCAGATGTTAAACGCCTGTTAAAAACCTGTTGACAACCGTACCACTTTTTTGTTTAAATTATGGCAAATTAGTTTTGTTGCGTTTGAAGCAAGCTTAGAACAGTTTTAAAAGGCCGTCTGAATAGATTTCAGACGGCCTTTGCTATGGGTGGTTAGTTATGGGTAGGTTGAAAACCGTTAGTCCGCGATTGTCGGGATTGGATGCTAAATTGCCTGTTGTGGGCGGTGTGCCTGGTTCGGCTCGTGCGGCTAAGGGCGCAAGCAGTGCGGCGCGTGGCTACGGCTACCGTTGGCAGCGTGAGCGTGCGGCATTTTTGGCGGAAAATCCATTGTGTGTGATGTGTAGTACGGATTTATCTCCCGTTGCTGCCATGGTGGTTGACCATAAAACGCCGCACGGCGGCAACGATGCGCTGTTTTGGGATAAATCAAACTGGCAGCCGTTATGTAAAAAATGCCATGACAGCATTAAACAGTGTGCCGAGCATTTGGCCCGTAGGGATGGGGGGGTTAAAAGTTCGGAGGGCTTTCCCTTCTAGACCGCCCGCCCTCCCATTTGCAGAATTTTTTCCTGTGGGAAGTTGTTAAAGCCAATTTTTAACAGGCTGATTAATATGTTGATTTTGGCATTTTATGCTACTTAGGCACCGCTTTGTCGGTGCTTTTTTTGTTAGGGTGTCGTTATGGCAATGAACGAACAAAAAGAAGCATTCGCCAAAGCGAAAGTACGCGGCTTGAGTAATCGGGAAGCGGCAATCGCTGCCGGTTACAGCGCAAAAACAGCCAGTGCCAGCGGTTCGCGGTTGGCAAAAGATGAAGATGTGCTGGCCGAAATCGCAAGCTTAAAGGAAGCCGGCTATGCAGCCGCACCGGAGCGGGCAGCTGATGGCGTGCGTGCGCATTTGCCGTCTGCATCGTTGCCTGCGGACGAGGCTGAAAAGGCCGAACAGGCGGAGTCTTCCGAAAGCCTCGACAGAATAGCCCTTGCCGCCCGCGAGCGTGCCATTGTGCGAGGAACGACTATCGAACTTGACGGCGTGGTATACGACCAAACCGACCCGAAAGACCAGTTGATTTTGTGTCAGCTTGGTGTTTTATCACTTAACCGGCAGCAAATCGAAGCGGCGAAATCCTTATTGCCCTACCATCACGGCAAAGTTGCCGATATGGGCAAAAAAGATGCGGAACGGGAAGCCGCGCGTAATGCGATGGGCGGCCGGTTCGGCACGATGCAGCCGCCAGAACCAATGCAGGGCAGGTTATGTTGAAAAAATCATGGTCGACCGCCTGCCCCGATTGGAAGCGGCGGATTATCGCCGGAGAAAGCCTGATACCGCTTGACCCGCTGTTTAAAGAATCCGCCGAACTGGCTTTAAAGATATTCAAACAGTTGCGTCTGGTGGATGTGCCGGGCGAACCCATGATGGGCGAAGTAACGCGTGAATGGGTTTACGAATTTGTAGCGGCCATTTTCGGCGCATACGACCCGCAGAGCGGCGTGCGGCTGATTCAGGAATTTTTCCTCCTAATCAGCAAAAAAAACATGAAATCCACATTGGCGGCCGGCGTGATGCTTACTGCGCTGATTCTTAACTGGCGGCGGGAGGCGGAATTTTTCATCATTGCGCCAACTGTGGAAGTGGCAAACAACAGTTTCAAACCGGCAAAGGCCATGATAAGGGCGGATAACGAATTATCAGACCTGTTCCAAGTACAAGACCACACCCGCACCATCATTCACCGCATGACCGGTGCCACCCTGAAAGTTTTGGCCGCCGAAAGTGATACCGTTGCGGGTATCAAAGGCACGGGGGTATTGATTGAGGAAGTTTGGCTGTTTGGTAAACGCGCCAAGGCGGCGGATATGTTCACTGAAGCCAAGGGCGGTTTGGCTTCGCGCCCGGAGGGGTTTGTGATTTACCTCTCCACCATGTCGGACGAGGCACCCGCAGGCGTATTTGCCGACCTGCTGAAACGCGCCCGAGAAATCCGCGACGGTAAGCGCATCGACAACCGCATGTTGCCGGTAATGTACGAATTTCCGCAGGAAATGTTGGATAACGGCACCTACCGCCTGCCTGAAAATTTCTATGTTACCAACCCGAATTTGGGCGCATCGGTTTCCGAAGCATACCTAACCGGCGAATTTGAAACCGCCAAGGCAGACGGCGAAATTGCCTTGCGGCGGTTTATGGCAAAGCATTTAAACGTGCAGATTGCCCTATCCCTAACCGCCGATTACTGGCCGGGCGCCGAATTTTGGGAAAAAAGCGGCAAAGAGCCGCAAGTCAGCCTTGATTGGCTGCTGGAGCATTGCGAAGTTATCGATATAGGCGTTGACGGCGGCGGATTGGATGACTTGTTGGGCATATCGGCGGTAGGCCGTCTGAAAAGCAACCCGCGCATGTGGGCTGGCTGGTTTCATGCGTGGGCGCACCCGTCCGTGTTGGAGCGGCGGAAAGAAATTGCGCCCCGCCTGCTGGATTTCGCCAAACAGGGCGATTTAACGCTGGTAAACCGCATCGGCGACGACAGCGACGAAGTGGCCGCCATCGTAGCGCAGGTATACGCCAGCGGCCTGTTAGATAAATGCGGACTAGACCCGCACGGAGTGGGGTCGATACTCGACGCCATGTTGGAACAGGGCGTACCCGAAGAATCGGTTGTCGGGGTTAGGCAGGGTTGGCAGCTTGGGGCGGCGGTAAAAACCGCCGAACGCAAGCTGGCTGAGGGCTGTTTTATCCATAGCGGCAGCAATATGATGAATTGGGTGGTCGGTAATGCCAGAGTCGAACAGCGAGCCAACGGCATACTTATTACCAAGCAAGCCAGTGGTACCGCAAAAATCGACCCGCTGATGGCATTTTTCAACGCTGTTTCGCTGCTTTCGCTAAATCCGGTAGCCAAAGGCAGTGTGGACGATTTTTTAAATGATATGATTATTGCTTAGGCCGTCTGAAACCTTCAGACGGCCTTTTGCATAGGAATAAGCATGGCAGATTTGGAAAGAGTGGGCTTTTGGTCGCGTTTTTTTGGCAGCTTTACCGGACGCCACCATTTAGACAAAGGCGGCACCGCGCCGCCGGTTACGGGTGCCGCAACTGCATCTGGCAGCATCGTAACCGCCAACGCCGCCCTGAAAATATCGGCAGTATGGGCGTGCGTGCGGCTTCGCGCCGAAACCGTTTCCACACTGCCGCTGCATTTGCGTACCAATGCCGGCGAATTTGCCACCGACCACCCGCTCTACGGTATTTTGCACGACACGCCCAACGCCGATATGTGCGCGGCCGAATTTTGGCAGGCCATGACCGCCTCGCAGGATTTGTGGGGAAACGCATATGCCCGAATACACCGCAACAGCGGCAGCGGCGTGGTGGCACTTGAACCGCTTGATTCCGAAAGCATGGCTGTGGCGCGCACCGAAGGCGGCGCCATCGGCTACCGATACGCCAAAGGCGGAAAAATCAAAGAATATTCCGAAGCCGATATTCTGCATTTTCGCGGTTTTTCGCTTGACGGATTGGTTGGTTTAAGCCCGATACGCTACGCCGCCGAAACACTGGGCGGGCAGTTGGATGCCAACAAAGCCGCGCAGCACGAGTTTAAAAACGGCCTGAAGGCGGGCGGATTTCTGAAAACGGGCGATCGGGTTTTAACGCAGCAGCAACGTACCGATTTGCGGGCGCATATGGCGGAATTTTCCAAACCTGAAAACGCCGGCAAATTTATGGTGCTTGAAGCGGGTATGGATTTGGCGGGCAGCGGCAGTATCCGTATCAACCCCGCCGACGCGCAGCTTTTGGAATCGCGCCATTTCGGCATTGAAGAAATCTGCCGCGCTTTCGGCACGCCTCCGCAACTTATCGGGCATACCGACAAGGCCAGCAGTTGGGCAAGTAGCTTGGAAACAACCAATATCGGTTTCTTAACCTATTCGATAAGCCCTTTATTGGTGCGGTTTGAGCAAACCATAACCCGCAAACTGCTGAAACCTGCCGAGCGCAGCAAATACAGCCCGAAATTCAGCGTGGAAGGCTTGCTGCGGGCAGACAGTTCCGCCCGCGCCGCGTTTTATAACCAAATGCTGCAAAACGGCGTGATGAGCCGTAACGAAGTGCGGCGGCTGGAAAACCTGCCGCCAGTAGAAGGCGGTGATGTGTTGACTGTGCAGGTAAATATGACAACCCTCGATAAGGTAGGAAACAGCAATGAAAACCAAGCATCTTGAAATAGCGCTTGAAATCAAATCAGTTGATGAAAACGGCACATTTACCGGCTACGGAAGCGTGTTTCACAATGAAGACAGCTACGGCGATATTGTGCGACCCGGTGCCTTTAAAAAGAGCTTGGAGAAATGGGCAGCAAAAGGCCGTTTGCCGCCCATGCTTTGGCAGCATTGGCGCGGCGACCCTATCGGTGTGTTTACCAAAATGCAGGAAGACGACCACGGCTTATATGTCGAAGGCCGCCTGCTGATTGATGATATTCCGCAAGCCCGCGCCGCTTATGCGCTGCTGAAAGAAAAAGCATTGGGCGGCATGTCGATTGGTTACAGAGAAATTACCACACGGCAAAACGAAGACGGCACGCAAGATTTGTTGGAATTGGATTTGTGGGAAGTTTCCATCGTTACATTTCCGGCAAACGAAGCCGCCACGGTTGACAGCGTGAAAGCCGATTTTTCAGACGGCCTGCCCACGCTGCCCGAATTTGAAAAATTTCTGCGCGATGCAGGGTTTTCCAAAGCGCAAGCTACTGCCATTGCTTCACACGGTTTGCGCCAACTTTTGCGTGATGCAGAAGACCCCGAAGCAAAAGATATTGAATCCGCTTTAAATATTTTGAAAGGTATCAAGCAATGAGCGAAAACATTAAAGAATTGGCCGCCGAATTCGCCAAAGCCAAAAGCGACGTGCAGGCTTTGGGCGACGAAATCAAAGGCCGTATGGAAAAAGGCGAGCAAAATTTTAACGCCTTGAAAGAACAGGCCGACGAAGCGCTGGTTAAAATGAACGATATTTTTCCGCGCTTGCAGGAACTGGAGCAGAAACAAGCGCGCGAAGGCGGCGAACCCGAAGGCCGTAAATCGCTGGGCGCACTGATTGCCGCTGCCGATGGTGTGAAAGAAATTGCAGAATCCACCGTAAGCGGTAAATCCTGCGGTATCCACGTTAAGGCCACAATCAGCAGCCTGACCACCGATACCGACGGCGCGGCAGGCGTATTGGTAACGCCCGACCGCCAAGGCGGCATTCTTGCCATGCCCGAACGCCGCCTGACGATTCGCGATCTCTTGGCTAAAGGCACAACCGGCAGCAATACTATTACCTATGTGCGCGAAACGGGTTTCAACAATAACGCCAAAGCCAAAGGCGAAGGAGAGGCGTTTGAATATTCAGACCTGAAATTCACCGAAGTGGAAACATCGGTGAAAAACATCGGCCATCTGCTCAAAGCCAGCAAAAACATTTTGGCCGATGCCGCCCAACTGGAATCGTTTATCAACCACCGCATGGTTTACGGCTTGAAAGAAGTCGAAGACCGCCAACTGCTTAACGGCGACGGCAGCGGCCAAAACCTGAAAGGTATTCTGCCGCAGGCCACCGCCTTTGCCGACCCGGCCAATATGGCGAAATACACCATTATCGACCAATTGCGCCTTGCCGCCTTGCAGGCCGCTTTGGCAGAGTATCCCGCCAGCGGTTTTGTGCTGAACCCTGTTGATTGGGCGAAAATCGAACTGCAAAAAGACGAAACCGGCCGTCTGATTATCGGCAACCCGCAAGACGGCGCAACGCCGCGCCTGTGGCGGCTGCCGGTAGTAGAAACCGTGGCCTTGGCGGGCGGCACATTCCTGGCCGGTGCCTTCACGTTGGGCGCGCAAGTGTTCGACCGCGAAGAAGTCGGTGTGGAAATCGCCACCACCAACCAAGACGATTTCGAAAAAAACCTCGTTACCATCAAATGTTACGAGCGCTTGGCGTTGGCCGTTTACCGCCCCGAAGCCTTTATTAAAGGCACTTTGGCGGCCAAAACCGCTTAATCCTCAAACAGGAAGCAGGAACCATTTTGTTGTTCCCGACAAAATGGTTCCTGCTGATTAAAAAGGAAACCATCATGAAAAAATACCGTGTTTTAGAACAACACTTCGGCGACAGGCAATACTGGGCGGGCGAAACCCGCGAATTGCACGAATTGGACGCTGCCGCCCTGATTGAAGCGGGATTGATTGCCGAAATCGATGGCGAAGCCGAAGCGGCGGCCAAGGCCGCGCAGGAAGCCGAAAAAGCCCAAGGCGGCGACTTGCTGGACAAGGCCGAAGCAGGCGCACCGCAAAACAAAGGTACCGGCGATGGTAACGCTTGAGCAAATCCGCGGCCATTGCCGGATTGACGACGACAGCGAAGATGCGCTGTTGGAACAATACCGGCAAGCGGCATTGGAAACGCTGAAAACGCAAACCGGCCGCAACTGGTACGGGGAGGATGCCGAGATACCCGCAACCGACCCCGACGGCCTGCACTATACCGCTGCGGCGGTGCAGGCGCTGTTGTTGCTGATTGGCGGCTGGTATCAAAACCGCGAATCGGCGTCGGCGCAAAACGAAATCCCCGCCGCTTTTTGGCATTTGGTGCAGCCCTACCGGCTTTACGGTGTGTAGCCATTTTCTGCTACCGGGAAAATGGTTCTGTGAGGTTAAGTGTAATCCGTACACCGCCTGAAAAACACTTTTCTGCTTTTGTTATCCGTTTGCGGCTGATACGGCGTGCCGCACCGTCTTGAAAAAGGGATATGCCGCCCCTCTCTTTCAATCGGCACAACCAAACAGGCCGTCTGAACAGCAGATTTCAGACGGCCTGTTTACCATGATGCACACATGAAACAGCATATTTTGAGCTATATCAAAGCCAACCCGGGCGCAACCTGCACGGCAGTAAACCGCTGGCTTCGCCGCGACCAAAGTTTGACCGATTATGTCACAACCCGCCGTGATCTCGATGAAATGGTTTCAGACGGCCTGATTGAGGCGCGGGAATATCGCGGTATTACCTATTTTTATCTGGTCGGAAGCGCTGCACAATAACGACCGATACTTGATGTCGGCATAGGGCATTTGCAATTGCTGATGGCGTCTTTGGAAGAACAATAATATGCAGAAACAGGAATTTGACGGTGCTACGCTGTATCTTGGTGATTGTGCTGATGTGTTGCCGGTAGTGTTGTCTGAAAATAAGGTTGATGCGCTTATTTCCGACCCGCCTTATGTTTTGCAGGCTGGGGGCGGAAATTTGGGGGGGCAACGTAAGTATATGGCTGATATAAACCGGCATTTGGATGGAGGTTTTGATATATCCATATTACAAAACTTTGAAAATTGGCTGGTATTTTGTGCAAAATCGCAGCTTGTTGAAATCATTGTTCAGGCCAAATCTCAAGGATTGAATTGGATGGTTTTAACGTGGAACAAGAAAAATCCGACCCCGCTTACCTGCAACACCTATCTGCCCGATACAGAATACATGATACACGGCTACAGGAAACATATATGGGAAAGCAAAACCCGTTTTGTAGTGGGAAATGTGGAAAAAAACCCGTTCGACCACCCTACCGTAAAGCCTCAATATGTGATGAACAAAGCGGTGATGTCTGCCAGTGAAAAAGGTGATTTGATTCTCGACCCGTTTATGGGCACAGGCAGCACCGGCGTTTCTGCACTTAGGCTTGGCCGCCGCTTTATCGGTATCGAAAAAGAGCCGAAATACTTCGATATTGCCTGCCAGCGCATCGAAAACGCCTTGTCGCAAGGGGTGTTGTTTTAAGGCCGTCTGAACATCGTCAATTCCACTCCAAAACTGAGCCATAGTTGTGGTCTAAAATTGAGCCACTCTATGAACGGTGGTTCAGACGGCCTTATGTTATGCTGAAACCGTATTGACGGTCAAGTGTTTGCCCAACTGCATCAGGGCGCGGGCGATGGTGTCGATTTTGGTTGTGTGGTTGAGGTTGGTGATGCGCTGCACTTCCTGCGGGCGGATTTCCATGCGCCGCGCCAGTTCGGCATTGCTGATGTTTTGCGCCAGCATTTCGTTGAGCAGCAGCACTTTGGCAAACACGCTTGCAGGCAGGGCAACCCACTCTTCGCCTTTTTTCGGTTTGGAAGGCAGCGGCACCGGGCGGCGGTCTTCAAAATAGAAATCCATTGCCGAAAGCAGCACATCTGCCGCCATTTCGCGGGCTTCGGTTAAATCGTCGCCCTGTGTGATGGCTTCGGGTATGTCGGGGAAAGTAACCACATAACCGCCCTCTTCGGCGGGTGTGAACGCGGCGGGATAAAACATGATATTCCTTTCAAAGCCCCTTGCGGGGCTTGGTTATTTTAAGCCTAACTGTTTTTTGATGCCCTGCACCAAACCTGTTTTTAATTCCTTGCCCGGGTGGCGGGGCAGGTGGGATTGTTTGCCGTTGTAGAAAAGTTTGATGTGTTTCGTACCCTCTCTGGTTTCAACCCCTTGTGCAATCAGCCACTTTAGGAACTCGCTTTGCTTCATATCATTTCTGCCCTCCGCTTTGTTGCGATGGAATAATTATAAGCAAAAATGATTATAAAGGCAAGTGCATTAATAAACATTTTTGATTATTGGTGAATGATATGGAAGCAGGAACGCTGAACTGCCGTATTGAAATACAGGCCAAGCACAAAGCGACCGATGCTGCGGGCGCAACCGTTACTGAATGGCGGCCGCTGATGAAGCTGTGGGCGAATATCCGCCACACATCGGGCGCGGAAACCATTAAAGGCGATATGGAGGTGGGTATTGTAAAAGCCAGTATCCGCGTGCGCTGGAATCCGAAAATCACGGCGGATATGCGCGTGGTGCTGAAAAACGGCGATATTTACGATATTAAATCCGTGCTGCCTGATTTGACGCTGCGGCGGTTTGTAGATTTGGTGTGTGAAAAGGCAGGTTAGCCGTGTTGGAGGTGGATGTTGATTTGTCGGCGGCGCTCGGCAGGCTGGCCGATGTCAAGGAAGAGGCGGGCAAGGCGGTTAGGTATGCCGTTGTCAAGGCAGCCTGGATGGTTAGGTTGGAAGTTGAAGAGCGGGCGCCGCGAAGCGAAGCGGCGCACTGGTTTTACAGCACCGCATCGGGCGGGATGCCGCATGTTTTCAGCCGTGGCAGAAATAAGGGGCGGTTAGGTTCCAAATATCTGTTCAGGCCGGGCGATTTGAAAAAATCGGTTTATATGGCCGAAGTGAAAGAAGAATCGGTGCCGCTGGAAAGGGCGGTTTACCGTGTTTCGTTCCGCAAGGTTTCCACTTCCAAGGGCTATGTGCCTTATGCGCGGTGGGTTGAGTTCGGCACGGCGCGAATGCCGGCGGTGCCGTTTCTGCGCCCGGCGTTCGATGCCAAGCGGCGGCAGGCGGAGCAGATGATTGTGGAAATCGTGGAAAGGGCGGTTTATGGCGGTTGAAGCGTTGGTGGTGCGGGCTGTGAAGTCGGTGTCGCCTGAAACGGATGTTTACCATGATTTCGCGCCGGATAACGCGGTGGTTCCGTTTGTGGTTATCCAGCGCGTGGGCGGTGAGGGAAATCTTTATTTGGACAACCAAACCGGCGGCGGTTATCAAGTGCGCGTGCAGGTTTCTGTGTGGGCGGCCGACAGGCTGGCGGCGGTGGAATTGTCTCAGCAAATCGAATCGGCGTTAAGTTTGCAGGCGCGCTCGGCGGCACTCGGCGCGGCCTTGTCGGCATACGACCCCGATACGGGGTGGCGCGGTATGCAGCAGGATTTTTATGTGTTTTCGTAGCCGTCTGTTTCAGACGGCCTTTTTTTACCCGCTTCGGCGGGTTTTCTTTTTGGAGTATGGCAATGGCTTTGACTTTACCGAACGGCTCGACCGTTCATATCGGTTCGGCGCTTGACGTTGAAAAAACCGCGACCGCCGTAACCAATGCCGCCGAGGCGGTGGTTACTTCCACCGGCCACGGTTTGGCAACGGGCGATTATATCGTTTTCGACAGCGGCTGGAGCAAGTTATACGGCCGTGTTTTTCGTGTAACGCAAACAACGGCGGATGCGTTTAAGCTGGATGGTTTGAACACCACTTCAACCGCTGATTATCCGGCAGGTGCCGGCGGCGGCAAGTTCCGCAAGGTGAAAACTTGGACGCAGCTTTCTCAGATTTTGGAAGTGTCGATGTCAGGCGGCGAACAGCAGTATTACAACTACGGCTTTTTGGAAGACGATTTTGAGCGCCAGCTTCCCACCGTGAAAACGGCGATGTCGTTCACGTTCGGGGTGGCTGACGACCCAACGCTGCCCGGTTATAAAGCGGCGGTGGCTGCGGGCGAAAGCAAGGTGCGCACGCCTATGCTTATCCGCTTGTCAAACGGCGGTGCGATTGCCTATAACGGGTTGTTCAGCGTGAATAAGGTTCCGACGCTTACCCGCAACGAAGGTATGAAAATCAATATTTCATACGCACTTGATGGCGAAATCAGCCGTTATTAACCCTGTTTGGCCGTCTGAAACCGTTTCAGACGGCCTGTTGGAGTGAAAATGTCGAAATTGAAATTAAACCCTGAAGCAACATTCAAACATACTGTTTATATTCCTGTTGCGGGCGGCGAGCCGCAGCCGGTGGAGTTGGTTTACAAATGGCGCAGCAAAAAGGCGGTGGATGAATTTGTTGAAAAACACAAAGACGGATACGGTGTTGAATCTGTAATGGATTGCGTTTCCGGCTGGGATTTGGAAGAGGAATTTAGCCGTGGAAACGTTGAAAAACTGCTGGAAAACTATCTGTTTGCCGCATTACGGATCACTACCGGCTATATCGACGAAATCTTTAACGCCCGCGTGGGAAACTGATAGCCGCCGCCCGCGCGCTGTATAAGCCGAAAGCCGACGAATCTGCCATGCGTGCTTTCGGTTTGACAGCGGCGGATTTTACCGAAGAGCAGGTGGAAGTATGGCCGTGCAACCGGCGGGCGGTTGAATTGTTCATTGCGGTGTCGACGCAATGGCGCGTGGGTTTTTCCGGAGCCTACGGGCTGGATTACGGCGCGGTTGCGGCGGTGATGGATATGCAGGGTATCAAGCGCAAAAGCCGTAGATCCCTATTGCGGAAAATACGGCTGATGGAGCGGGAAGTATTGTCTATGTGGGCGGAGCGCGAAAATGGCAAGTAGCAACGAAGTATCTTTAAAATTCAGCGCAGACACCGAAGCGGCCAAGCGCGGTATCGAATCGCTGGAAAAAACCGTTGAAGATTTCGGTAGAAAAGCCGAAGCGGGCGGCAAACGCGCGGCGGCCGGTGCCGCGAAAATCGGCGACGGCGCGAAGCAGGGCGCGGAGCAAACCGCCAAATCCGCGCGGGAAATCGAGCGGGAAACCCGCCGTGTCGAACGCGCACTCGAGCGGCTGGCGGTGGAAACCCGCACGGGCGGGCGCAACACGCTGGAATATTATCTGGAAATCGCCAAACAGCGCGGTGCCGATATTCCCTATTTGGAATCCCGCGCCCGCGCCTTGAACCTGGTCGGGCAGGCCACCGCCCGCGCCACATTGAGCCAGCGGCAGTACAACAACGCTATGCGCATGGTGCCCGCGCAGATGACGGATATCGTTACCCAGTTGGCAGGCGGCCAAAACCCGTTGCTGATCGCCTTGCAGCAGGGCGGGCAGCTTCGCGATTCGTTCGGCGGCTTCGGCTCGATGTTTAAAGGTTTGGCTAGCCTGTTCACGCCTGCCCGTGTCGCCATCGGCGGCGCGGCTTCGGCGGTGGCCGCGCTGGGCTATGCCGCCTATAAGGGTGCGGAAGACGTGCGTGCGCTGGAAAACGCCTTAACGCTGGCGGGAGGCAGTGCCGGCATATCCGCCGACCGTATGCAGAGCCTGGTTTTGAAAATCGGTGCGGCCACCGGCGGCTATGCCGAGGCGCGCGAAGCCCTGATTGCTTTGGTTGCCAGCGGCAGGGTGGGGGCGCAAGACTACGAACGCTTCGCGCAGTCTATTGTGTTGCAGTCTCAGGCCACCGGCAAATCGGTTGAAGATGTTGCCAAGCAATACGAACAGATTGCCGAAGATCCGCTGAAGGCCATCGTAAAATTTTCGGGCGTTTACCAAACCCTGAATGCAGATGTTTACGCGCAGGTTAAGGCTTTGCAGGCGCAGGGGCGGGCGCAGGAGGCCGTTGAGTTGGTGTTGCGTAAGTTTGCCGACGAATCCGATCAGATGTCGGGCAGGGTTTTGGAAAATCTCGGCCTGATTGAAAAAGCGTGGAAAGGTATTAAAGACGCGGCGGCAGGTGCTTGGGAATCGATGAAAAGCATAGGGCGCAGCGCAACCTTAGATGAGCAGATTGCCGATCTTGAGCTACAACTGAAACAAGGCCATATACAATACGGGAGAAGCGGTCTTTACGGATCAATTTATTCCGGTTTGTCGGCTGATGCACGCGCAGAAAAACAGCGGCAGCTTGAAGAGCTTAAGCTAAAGCGAAAAATCAACGATGAGCAGGAAAAGGAAAGACAGCGGCAGGCGCAGACCAATCGTGAAGCGGTGGCGGCGCAGGAGCGTATCGAGCGGGTAAAAGAACAAAATAAAACGGCAGATCAGCGCCGTTTGGAAGCCGAGCGGCAATTGATGCAGGATATTGCCAAACTTCGCGCCGACGGCAGGGCTGAACAGGTGAAGGCTGCCGAAAAAGAACTTGCCGTTATGCGGCAGCGCCATGCCGAAGAAAGAAAAGCCGAAGCAGAACGGGCGGTGCGGGCAGCAAAACGCAATCAGCAGGCCGTAAAGTATACGGTAAATCAAAAAGTTTTAAGCCAAGCCGCCCAATACGGTTATGCGGATATTGAAAAGCGTTACGGCCTGCCGAAAAACATTTTGGCGGCTTTGTCTATGCAGGAATCGCGGGGCAACATCGGCGCGGTATCGAATGTCGGCGCACGGGGTGTAATGCAGTTTATGCCCGACACCGCCCGCCGTTTCGGTGTGGATGTCGGCAGTGTGAAGTCTTCGGCGGAAGGCGCAGCGAAATATCTGCGCTTTTTGCTGGATAGGTATCATGGCAATATCGCCCACGCTTTATCTGCTTATCATTCCGGCGAAGGCAATATCGACAATATGCTGAAAGGCCGCTGGAAGCTCGGCCCGGTCGGCAGAAAATACGCGCCCGAAGTGATGGCGCGTATGGATTGGTTAAACGGCGGAAAAGGCGAAGTTTCAAACGATATACGCAAAGACTTTATCAAACTTGGCGAACCTGAAAAAACCGCTTATCAGAAATGGTCGGAAACTTTTCTGCAAAGTCAGGAAAAAATCAACGCTTCTTTGGCCTTATCCGCGCTGAATGCGGGCAAAACCATAGATAAACAGCTTGAATTGTTATCTTCTCCGCTATATGCGCAGATGTCGGCTGCGGAGCAGGCGGCGGCCTTGGCGGCGGCTGAACATGCCGACGAGCAGGCCGCGTTGAATTCGGTGTTGAAAAAATATGCCGATATTCAAAGCGGTTTGCAGCAGGAAGCGGCGCAACAGCTTGAAGACAAACTGTTTGAAATTTCGTTGATCGGAAAAACCCGCGAAGAAATCGAAAAGCTCACGCTGGCGCGGGTTTGGGATAAACACATAGCCGAAGCCGCTATCGCAGGCGCACCGCCTGAAATGCTGGAAAGCATGAGGATGGGCAAAGCCGACAGCTTGGATAAACTTAGGCAGCGGCAGCTGGCGCAAGATGTTGTGGATAACGATTGGCGCAGCGGCCTAGAAAGTGGCTTACAGGCTTATATGGATTCGTTCGGCAGTATGCGCGAACAAATGGAAGATGCAACAGTGCAGACGTTCGATCGCATGGGCGATGCGCTGGCGGATTTCGTTGCCACGGGCAAGCTGGATTTTCGTGATCTGACGGTTTCCATTTTGCAGGATTTGGCAAAAATGCTGGTAAAAATGGCGATTGTAAATGCCATGAAATCGGCATTGGCCGGTTATGCCGAAGGCGGCGTGGTTATGAGTTCTTATTCCGGCGGCGGCTATACCGGCCACGGCGGCAAATATGAACCGGCCGGAATTGTGCATAAAGGCGAAGTGGTGTTCAGCCAACGGGATGTAGCGCGGCATGGCGGCGTGATGGCAGTTGAGCGGCTGCGGCTGAAAGGATATGCCGACGGCGGGGTGGTAGGGGTGCCTACCGCTTCGCTCGGCGCGCTAAACCGCAATGCGGGCGGCAATACCAATATCAGCATCACCATCAATTCAGGCGGCGGCAGCGAAGCGAGCGTACAGGCCGATACCGAAATGGGCAGGCAGTTGGCGCAGGCGTTGCCGGTAATGATTGAGCAATGGTATGTGAAAAATGTTGCCCGACCCGGCGGAACTTATCATAAAGGTTAGGCAAAAGGCCGTCTGAAATTTCAGACGGCCTTTTGCCGTTGGAGCGTAAATTGTCTAAGCAAACGTTTAAATGGCGTGTTACGTCGGAATCGGCGGCAGAGCATAATTTTGATGTGCGCACGGTGCAGTTCGGCGGCGGTTATGAACAGCGGCAGCCGAAGCTGTTACGCCCGAAGCTGCAAAGCTGGGATGTGAAAATCGTCGGTTTGCGGGCGGAAATTGACGAAATCAAAGCATTTTTGGATGCGCGGCGCGGGGTGGAATCGTTTTACTGGCAGCCGCAAGGCCGTGAAAGGCTGTTGGTGGCGGTGTCGGACAAATACACCGAAACGCCGCTTGGCGGCAAGGTTTATTCGCTTGCGTTTAAGTTTCGGGAGGTGTTGGCATGAATCCGCGTATAAGCGGTATGTCGGGGGTGATGTTGCAGTCGCTGGCCGATATGCAGCAGGATGTTTTGATTGATTTGTGGCAGCTTGATTTCCGCGAGTTCGGCGGTGAAGTGTTTTATTTGTGCAATCAGGTGAACGAAACGGGCGCCGCTGTGGTTTGGCAGGGGCAGGCTTACGAACCATACCCGATTCACGCCGACGGCTTCGAGATGACGGCGCAGGGCGCGGGCAACCGCCCCACGTTGTCGGTTTCAAATCTTTTCGGGTTTGTAACCGCTGCCTCGGAGCAATTTAACCAGCTTGTCGGCGTTACCGTTATCCGCCGACAGACCTATGCCAAATTTCTTGATGCGGCCAATTTTAAAGCGGGTAACGGTACCGCCGATGCCTCGCAGGAAGTGGTAAGTAAATTTGTCGTCGAACGGCTGGCAAGTTTGACGGCGGAATCGGCCACATTTGAATTGGCGGCGCCGTCTGAATCCGACGGGGCGGTTATTCCTGCCCGTATCATGCTGGCAAATGTCTGTTGTTGGCAGTATCGCGGCGAGGGATGCGGATACACGGGTCGGGCAGTTGCTGACCGCTTCGATATGCCGACAAACGACCCTGAAAAAGATATATGCAGTGGCAGTTTAACTGGCTGCCGCGCCCGCTTTGGAGCAACGGCGGTGCTGCCTTATGGCGGGTTTCCGTCTAGCGACAAGGTGAATACATAATGGATATTGAATTTTTAACCGAGGAAGTGCGGCAGAAGATATTAGATTGCGCTGCCGCAGAAAGCCCGCGCGAAATGTGCGGGTTTATTGTTTTTAATTACAACGGTTTGGAATTTTTCCCTGTAACAAACCGCGCCATGTATCCGGATGATGACTTTGAAATTTCGGCGGATGACTGGCTGCTGGCGGAGAAAGCAGGCGAAATTGTGGCGGTGGTGCATTCCCACCCCGGCGGCGAGCCGTTTTTATCGGATGCCGACCGGCAGTCGCAAACGCATAGCGGTCTGCCGTGGTTGTTGGTGGTTGATGGCCGTCTGAAACTGTTTCGGTTCTGCCCGCATCTGCGCGGGCGGATATTTGAATACGGAACGGCTGATTGCGGCACGCTGGTGCGTGATGCGTTTATGTTGGCCGGGGTGGACTTGCCGGATCATATCCGGGGCGATATGGATGCCGATGCGGCTGCGGGTTATTGGGTAGCCCATTTGCAGGCGTGCGGGTTCAGGCGTATTGATGATGTAGCAGAAATCTGCGTGGGCGATGTGGTTTTAACCGCGCTGGGCGGGCAGGCCAATCATGCGGCATTTTATTTGGGCGGTGGCGAAATACTGCACCATGCTTACGGTCAGTTGAGCCGCCGCGAGCTGTATAACGGCTATTGGCGTGACTGCACGCATTCGGTTTGGCGCTGGCCGGAGTGGCGCCCTGAAATGATTCGGGCGGTTGAAAACGATTTGGAATTTTCCGCACCCGTGTAGCGGGTTGAAAGGTTGGCGATGATTCGAGTGTGTTTTTACGGCGGCTTGCGACAATACGGCCGCCGCTTTGATTTGCATGTAGACAGCCCGGCCGAAGCGTTGCACGCACTGTTTAGCCAAATAAAAGGGCTTAGGCAGTATATACGCGACGGTGTGTATCAGGTTCGCTTCCAGGGTGAAGACCACACCACCGAAACGATGCAGGATGTTTTCAGACGGCCTGCTTCCGGCGTGTTGCATATTGTGCCGCGCGTGGCGGGTGCGGGTAGGCGCGGCGGCATTATCCAAACGGTTATCGGTGTAGTGATTGCGGTGGTTGGTGCTTATTTCGGGCAGGCGTGGGCGGTGCAGTTAGGTGTAGGGTTGGCAGTTGGCGGTGTGGCGCAGATGCTGACGAAACAGCCTAGGCTTGATTCTGCAAAAGGGGTGGATGCCGGCAAAAATACGGCATTCAGTAATTTAAGCAACACGGCAGCGCAGGGCAATCCGGTGCCGTTGGCATATGGGATTTGCTATTGCGGTAGCCGCGTGGTGTCGCAAGGTATCGAATCGCGGCGGGTGGCAACGGGGACGGGCGGCGGCAGCCGAAATGCAGGAAACAGCATAGTGCGTATGGTTGCGGCGGCGGCCGGTATTAATAACGATGTGCAGTCTGCCGACCCGCTGGCTGTTGATTTGACGCTGGGCATGGAGAAAACCTTTGCAGGCGGCGTAGCGGCAACTGCACCAAACGGGCAAAAATACAATACTGATTTTGAAAACGACAGCGTGCGTGCCAGAAACTATACGGCAGCATATACGGTAACTTAGGCCGCCTGAAAACAGGCGGATTTATTTGACGGAGCAAAAAAATGGGCGGTAAAACAGGTGGCGGTCAGTCTACACCTTACGAAGCACCTAATACCTTATCGAGCGCACAATCGCTGCGCATTATCGATGCAATTTCAGAAGGTGTGGTTGCCGGTTTTGCCAACGGAAATGATGCGCCTTTTAAATCGGTATTTTTTGATGATACAGCGGTGCAGAATCCCGACGGCAGCTTCAACTACAAAGGTGTGGTGGGATTTTTCCAGCGCGGTATGCAGGATCAAGCCTATGTGCCGGGCTTTGATGCGTCTGAGCGGACTGTTCCCGTGTCTGCCGGTGTCAAAAATGCAGTGCCTATTGTGCGTTCCGTAACCGATGGTTTGGTTGGGCGTTTGCGTGTTACTGTGGCCGTTGAGCGTAATGCCGCTGTTAACGATAAAGGCGATACATTGCCGGCCAATACATCGGTGTTGGTGGAATTGGTGGGTAATCAGGGGGTGCAGGCTTCTCAGATGGTTACCTTTACCGAAAAAGGCAGCGGCATGTATTACCAAGACGTGCAGTTCGATAAGCTGCCAGCCGCGCCGTTCAATATCCGCGTATCCCGCGTAACGCCCGACAGCACCACCGACAAAGTAAGCAATAATACTTATTTCTCGTCTTACGTTGAGATTATCGATGCCAAATTAAGCTATCCCCACACTGCTTTTGCAGCTTTGGCGATTGATTCGGATCAGTTCGGCAATTCCGTTCCGCGCCGCAATTACTTGCTGAAAGGCCGTTTGGTAAAAGTGCCGGCCAATTACGACCCCGAAACCCGTACATACAGCGGCCAAACATGGGATGGCAGCTTTAAGCAGGCATGGACAAACAACCCTGCATGGGTGTTTTACGATGTGTTAACTCAGCCCCGTTTCTCTACGCTTGCCCGCCGCTTGAAAGTGGCCGATGTCGATAAATGGAGCCTGTATCAAATCGCCAAATACTGCGATGAATTGGTGGATGACGGTTTCGGCGGCAAAGAACCGCGTTTCGTCTGCAACGCCTATATTACCAATTTGACGCAGGCCGGTGAATTTCTGCTTAACCTTGCCAGCGTGTTTACCGGTCTGCCCGTTTGGAACGGTGCGCAGATGTCGGTGGTTATGGATGCCAATGTCGACCCCGTGGCGATGTATAACAACAGCAACGTGAAAGACGGCCTGTTTACCTATTCCGGTGCAGCGTATAAATCCATTCATACCGCCGTGCATGTGCAGTATGTCGATAAATACGACGGCTACCGCACCAAAACAGAATATGTTGCCGATAATGAGGCTATTGCCCGTTACGGCCTGAACATCAAGCAGATTACTGCTTTCGGCTGCGATTCTCGCGGTCAGGCTGCCCGTTTTGGCGCGTGGACGCTGCAAACCGAACTTCGGCAACAGAATATGGTGTCGTTTGAAATCGGCCGCGAGGGTTTGAAACACCTGCCTTACGATATTGTGCAGGTAATGGATAACCAGTATGCGGGCGCCGAGCTATCAGGCCGCGTGGCGGCTGTTGAAGGCACTACCGTAACCCTTGACCGCGAAGTGTCGGATGTTGTCGGCTCGCTGTTTTTTTACAGCAATCCAGCCGGCTTGCAATCGGCTAAAGTATTGAGCCAGCCTGCAGCGAACCAAGTTGTATTGGAGGCGGTTTCGGCTTTGGAGGCGGCTGCCGGTTGGGCGTTGAGCGGCAAAGTCAAACCGCGTCTGTATCGTGCCATCGGCATTAAAGAAAACGCCGATGCCGGCACCTACACCGTTACCGGCTTGTTACATGATCCGAAAAAATACGCGGCGGTTGATACATGGGCAAATTTCGACCGCGAAATTACTACCCTGCACAATATTACCCCTGTTTTGGTAAACGGCAACGTGGCTGCCGATGGCGGCGTGGTGGTAATCAGTTGGGATAATTTGAGCGCCGGCGGCCAAGTGCTGACCTATGATATTAAGATTTACCGCAATAATCAGCTATACCGCCATATACCCGATGCGCAAAGCGCCGAAGTCCGCCTTGAAAACTTGCCAAACGGCAATTATAAGGCCGAAATTCGCGGCAGAAACGCCCGTGGCGCTTTATCCGAGCCGCTGGTTAAAGCGTGGTCGATTGATTACACCGTTACCGGTTTGCGCACTACGCCTAAAACATTGGCGATTTCCATTGATTGGGTGTTGCCGCAAACCGTGGTTTCCGAATTGGTATCTGAGCTTTGGTATGCGCGTAGTGCTGATTTTCAGACGGCCACCAAGCTTGCCAGCCTGCCTTATCCGCAGAATAGCTATCAATTGACGGGTGTTGGGGTTGTTGACACTTATTATTTTTGGGTGCGCATTGTCGATGCGGCGGGTAATTCCGGTGAGTTTACCGCCGCAGTGATGGGACAGGCCGACAAAGACCCTGCCCCGATTGTGCAGCAGATTCAGGGCGCAATTACCAAATCCGCATTGAGCCAAAGCCTGATTGAATCGTTAAACAGTGATATGGCCGGCGCCGCTGCAGCGGCAGGCGGAAAAGCACAGGCGGCAGCAGCGGTTGATGCGTCCAATAAAATCATGGCGGAAGCGGCGGCGCGCCAGAAGGCATTACAGGCCGAGGCTGCCGCGCGTACTGCCGCCGTCAGGGCAGCAGCCGACAAAGCGGCGAAAGACTTGGCGGCCAAGGCTGCCGAAATCGGCACGCGGGTGGCGGCGGTTGAAAACGTGAATGCCACACAGGCGCAGCAGATCAACACCGTTACCGCCGCGCAGAGCCAAACGGCGGCGGCCTTGGAAGCCGAACGCACGGCGCGGGTCAAAGGTGATGAAGCCGAGGCCAAAGAGCGCAGGGCGCTGGTTACGCGGGTGGCGGCGGTAGAAGGCAGTATCACCAAAGAAACCCAAGCCCGCACGGCTGCCGACAATGCACTCTCGGCGGAAACCAACGCGCTGAAAACCCGCATCGGCAACACCGAGAGCGGCATCACCGCCTTGCGCAAAACCGTGGCGGACGAAACCCAAGCACGCTCGCAACAGGTGGACACGCTGACTGCCAAATTCAACAACCTGAATATCGGCGGACGCAACCTGATTCGCGACAGCGGCGTTTCCCGCAACCACGGCTATCTGCGACAGTACCCGCTGGCCGATGCGCCGAAGGTGGGCGAAACGGTAACGGTTACCGTGTGGGGGCAGTTGGGCGAAACGCGCAACGGCCAAATCGGCGTGTATAACACCCACGGTTACAGGGAGTTGTTCAAACTGGAAAAGGTTTCAGACGGCCTCTGGCGCGGCACCGGCGTGTGGAACCACCATACCAACCCCAATGCCGACAAAGACCAAGACGTTTACCTGAACCTGTATGCCTACCCGAGAACCGGTGAAAACAACGACAACCGTTTTGACCGCGTGAAGCTGGAGCGCGGCAGTGTGGCGACCGACTGGACACCTGCGCCGGAAGACGACAACGCCGCCGCAGCCGAAGTGTCGGCACAATTGAACGCCTACAAAGAAGCGCAGGCGCAAAAGGATAAAGCGCAAACGGATGAAATCCATGCCGCCAAGGCCAAAATCGGGCAGAACGAAGCGCAGATTCATGACCTGAAATCCACTAAGGCCGACAAAACCCAAGTGGTTGCCCAAGTTCGCTCGGAGTTGCAGGCCGAATGGCGCGGGTATGCGGACAGGTTGAACACGGTTGAGTATGTCAATAACCACGTTAATCTTGATGAGCGCACACCGGGCTGGTATGCCGCCAAGCCTAAAGGCGATTCCAAAATGCTGGCCGATGCAGGCCGTTTGGGTATAGGCAACCACGGCTTCGTTACTGTTACCACCACCAACGCCTACGGCCAACCCGCCCACGTTACCCAACGCGCGGTATCCAGCAACAGCGGCTCGGTGTGGCAACGTGTGGGCAATACTGCAGACGTATGGGGTGAATGGAAGATGCAGGAAACTGCGGCGGGTGCCGCAGAAAAAGCCGAAGCGGCCAAAGCCGCCGCCGTTCAGACGGCCTCGGCAGACGCACAAGCCAAAGCCGATGCCGCCAAAGCGGCGGCAGAGCGTGCAGCGCAGACTAAAGCGGACGCGGCCAAGGCAGCCGCGATTGCAGCGGCAAGCGGCGATGCCAAAGCCAAGGCAGATGCTGCCAAAGCAGCAGCCATTGCAGACGCTGCGGCAAAAGATGCCGTTATCCAATCACAGGCGGCAGCGGATGCCAAAGCCAAGGCAGATGCGGCAAAAGACGCGGCCATTGCCGAAGCGCGGCGGCTGAACACGGCGACCGATGCCAAAATCACAACGTTGCAGCAAACCGTATCCGAGCAGGGGCGTGCCGCAGCTTCCCAGCTTACCGCATTGACCGCAAAAGTGGACAACCTGAATATCGGCGGGCGCAACCTGATCCGCGACAGCGGTGTTTCCCGAAATCACGGCTACCAACGCAACTATAATTTGGTAGAAGACGCTCCGAAGGTGGGCGAAACGGTAACGGTTACCGTGTGGGGCCAGTTGGGCGAAACGCGCAACGGCGAAATCGGCGTGTATAACACCCACGGTTACAGGGAGTTGTTCAAACTGGAAAAGGTTTCAGACGGCCTCTATCGCGGCACAGGTATATGGAAGCACCATACCAATGCCAATGACAAGCGTCAAAACGTCAGCCTCAACCTGTATGCCTATCCGAACAACGGCACAAACAACGACAACCGTTTCGACCGCGTGAAACTGGAAATCGGAAATGTGGCTACCGATTGGACACCCGCCCCCGAGGATGTAGAAGCCTCGGCCACCGCCAAAGTACAGGTGGCGCAGGAAGCAGTAGCGGAATTGAGCGGCAAGGTGCAGTCGATGTACACCCTGAAAACCGAGGCGGTTCACGGCGGACGCAAGGTGATTTCCGGGCTGGCCTTGGGCGCGGACGGCAAAACAGGCGACAGTCAGATGCTGGTTTATGCCGACAAATTTGCGCTGGTCGACCCGAACAGCAAGACCATGAAAGCCCCGTTCGTAGTGGTGAACGAAGGCGGCAGGGCAAAGGTGGCGTTGGATGGCGACTTAATCGCCGACGGGTTGATACACGGTAAGCATATCGCTGCCGGACAGACGTTGCAGGCTCCTGTTTTGAATAGTGGTACGATTAATGCCGGTTCGATTATCGGAGGGGTAATACGGGGTGCACGGATTGAAGCAGTGGATTTGGAGGCGGCCAATATTATTGGTGATGTTGTTTCTGTGCGTGGTTTCAGTTTTACTACTTCTCATCATGGTTATCAAGAATTGACCTGCCGAATTTCGGAAAGTAGAAGATCGAAGCGGACAGTAATCATTCCTCAGGTTTTGGCTGTTGCTGAAGATGGCGCAAGGGTTGATTTGCAGCTCTATTTTGACGGGATATTGACGGCGCACCAAATTATCCAGTCGCCGACAAAAACAACCCGTCATTCCAGCTCTCACCATTACAGCACTTGGACTTCCAGCCAATCTGTTTTAATCGATTCCGGTAAGGGGTATAGGACGGTAACTATCCCCTCTGCACATATTCACGGGCAAATTCCGATTAGTTTTGATTTGCCGTACACGGTGCCAAAAATCGGCGGAATTGCACGCACCATGCAGATTGATGGCGCGGAGCACACCCTGAATATTCTTTGCCGGGTTAATGGCAATTTCAACTATGAGCCGCTTGGTGATGTATCGGGGATTGTTTGTTTTATCGTTTAAATTTTAAGCCGTCTGAAATGGGTTCAGACGGCCTTTTTATGAAAGGAGCCGTTATGGCCAAAGCCAATCAGCAGGTTATTTTGGGTATCGACCATGAAATTTTCGATGAAGAAACCGATGTGGCCGAAACATTTCACGTTGTGCGCTATGTGTCGCTAGACCTTGTCAATCACAATCATACCGTTGCGGTAGACAGCTACGCCCGCCAACGCACTTACGAGCGCGGCGGGCGTGCCGTGGGCAGCCAGCAATTCAGCCTGAGCGGGCAACTGCCGCGCGGTGTCGATCTGCTCGACTGGGTGTATCAGGCAATCGTGGCTCCCGTGCGGGAAGGGGAAACCGATGCCTACGGCCAACCCGCAACCGGCAATGTGTTCACGGGGGCAAAACTGGTTTATGCCGCTTTGCCGGAGCAGGCCGCCGCCGAATAACCCGCGCAGGCGGGTATTTTTATGCCCGCCGTTTTGATAAAGAAAGGGGGAAATAATGCCGGTAAACACAACGGCAACCGCATCAAACTATGCGCTCAATGTCGGCGCAATCGGGGTGGTGGGTACTTTTATCGGAATGCCATTGGATGCCTTAATACTGGGCGCGTTTGCAGGCGCGGCAGCCCACGGGCTCAACCGCGCAGGCAAACGCAGCAACGGGATGGCTACCATTATTGCCGGCACCCTGCTGGCAGGTGCGTTTTCGCCTGCCGTGGTAGGCTGGCTGGTGCATTATTTCGATTTCGGCGATACCGAATCCGAAACCGCCATGCTTAAGCCTTTGGTGCCGGTTTTAATCGGAGCGGCATGGCCGTGGCTGATGGCCATGATTTCAGACGGCCTCAAGCAGGTTTGGGCGGCTTTTGTCGGGCGCGTGGTAAAGCTGATTGAATTTTTCGGAGGCGACAGATGAAAACCGTGTTTCTTTGGTTGAACATGATCTCGGCAGGCGTGATATTTGTGCATTGCGTGTGCCGTTTGTCGGTGCGGCGGTGGAATTGGCGGCAGCCCGAATTATGGGCGCACGCCGTGCTGTGCGGCGGCTCTGTGGGCGTGATCGGGCATGGCTTAGCGCAGGGCGGCGTGGCGCACCCTGCCGAAATCATCATCAATTGCGGCACAGCCGCTTATTTTTTATCGCAAACATGGCGGCTGATGCTGTTGATGCGGTTTAAATAACCCGACAGGCCGTCTGACAACAGACGGCTTTTCCTTGTATTGAAACGGAGTAAACAAAATGGCTAAATACGGCAGCAAAGGGTCAAAGGTGCGCGCGCTGCAACACGCGCTGGGATTGCTGATAGACGGCAGTTTCGGCGGCAACACAAAAAATGCGGTGGTGGCATTTCAGATGGACAACCGACTGCCCGGCAGCGGCATTGCCGACGATAAAACATGGGCGGCTCTGCTGCCCAAGCTGCGGCAGCGCGAAGCCGTGCCCGCCAGCCGGGCGGTGTTTTTCGGCGAGCTTCGCAAAACCTTGTTTAGAAACGGCATTAAACAAAATCAGGTAAACGGCATCAACCGCCTGCTCGATGTGTTGGAAAACAGCAGAATCGGCGTAAATCATGCCGCCTATATGCTGGCAACAGCCTACCACGAAACCGCCGGCACCATGCAGCCCATTGAAGAATACGGCAAAGGCAAAGGCTGCGACTACGGCCGCCGCCTGAAAATGAACCGGCAACCCTATAGCGCGGCCCTGCCGATTTACTACGGGCGCGGCTATGTGCAATTAACATGGTATGAAAACTACGAAAAAGCAGGCAGAAAACTGGGCTTGGATCTGCTGCGCAATCCCGATTTGGCTTTACTGCCCGATCACGCCGCCGCCATTATGATTTTCGGCATGGCCGAAGGTTGGTTTACCGGCAAAAAGCTCACCGATTATATCGGCGAACATGCCGCAAACTATGTGGGCGCGCGCCGCATCATCAACGGCAACGACAAAGCGGGCGAAATCGCCTTTGTGGCGGTTGCATTCGAGCTTGCCTTGCGGAGGGCTAAATAATGTGGGCACGGGTTGTCAAAAATCCCCTCACCGCCGCTTTGGCCGCTTTGTGCCTTTTGCTTGCGGCGGCCGTTGTGGGGCAGGCCGCCTACCGGCACTTTGTTTCCAGCCCCGCACAATACCGTGCCGGGCAGGCCGACAAAGCCGCCGAAATATCCCGCTCGCTTGCCGCCGCCCGGGCCGAACAGGCCGCCGAAACGCTGGCAAAAGAGCGCAAACAGGCCGCAGCATTGGCCGCTGCGCAAGCCGAAATCGAAAAGGAAAAGCAAAATGCACAAACTGCTGTTAATCATCTGCGCCGCGAGCTTGGCCGCGTGCAGCAATATGCCGCCGCTCAAAGCGGCCGCCGAAACCTGCCCGCAGCCGCCGCAAGTGCCGGCGCACCTGATGAAACCTCTGCCTGGGGCTGGCAGCTATTCGGAAAATGCGCGGCTGAATATGCAGCAATGGCAGAAGCAGCCGACCACCAGCGCAACGATTTGGCCGAATGGCAGGCATACGGGCGCACGGTATCCGGCGATTAATCACAGGCCGCCGCAAAAAAAAGCATATTTAATTGAATTTAATGGATAAATTTAAAAAAAGACTTGCTTTTATTTTTAGTATAAACTATAATTTAATTATCGATTAAGAGCTTCCTAAATAAGAAATCCCGCTGCACCAACAGCGGGAAATCCAAGAAAGAAAGGAGGTGATAAAGATGCAGAAGTTCTTAATCTTCGCGATTCTGTTACTACTCGCTACCAACGCTTACTAACAGAATATTTTGATTAACCAAACAGGGCGGTTAAGGAGGCCGCCCATCTGCCTTTCTTTAAATTATCTTATCCAAAGAAGAATGCCATGTCAAATGAAGAAGCCAAAAAACGCTACGCCAAAACCGCCACCCGTATCAATCAGGCCAAGCTCGACAACGGCGTGTATAAACAATTTGCCGTGAAAGGCAGGGCAGAAGATATAAACATCATTCTTGCCGCCATCGAAAAAGCAGGTGGCAGCAAAACGCAAGCCCTGCTGAAAATCTGCCGCGAGTGGTTGGATTCCTGAAATAAAGGCCGTCTGAAAACAGGCGGCCTCTGCATGGTCTGTATAGGAAAGTCAGGTTAAGGGTTTAAGAAAAGCTGATGTTCAGACGCTTGCCGAGCTTGCCGGCAGCTTTTTCCAAAAAATCGATTTTCGTATTATGGCGCAAATCCAGCAGGCGGTCGATTTGCGGCATATGCACGTCCAAACGCCGCGCCATTTCTGCTTTTTTTACATTTTGCGCCAGCATTTCGTTCAGCAGCAGCACTTTGGCGGTTTCCAATGCCGGCAACACCACAACCTGCCGCCCGTCGTTACCAGACGGCAGCGGCACTTCGCGGCGGTCTGCAAAATAACCTTCCAAAGCGCAAATCAGGCCGTCTGCCGCCTCGATTCCGGCAGATGCTTCATCTTCGCCCACGGCAACCGCTTCCGGAATATCAGGAAACGTAACCAAGAAAGTGCCGTTGTCGTCCGGTGTCAAAATATAGCGATAGGCCAACATATTCATACCTCTTGCAAATTATCATGATGGCAAGCCCTTACGGGCCTGCCTT